GCTCATCTACCTGAAGGACACCACTCTTGTACTTGTATAGCGTTGGAGTTCCTGCTAATTCATTAGGTATGGTGCAGTTGAATATGTCTGTAAATGTAGAACCATTGCAAGAGTCTGTTACAGATTCAATATTTCCGGCAGTACCAACCTTATCAATAAAGTCAGGGTCAGTAGATAGGTCGTAAGGACTATTAAAGTCTTGTTGAAGTCTATAGTTGAATGTGATTGTCTGTTCTTGTGTTGTTTCTACAGGATATGGAGTATCACCCGACCATTGTGCATGCTCAAACCTTAGAGTTATATTAATCAATGCCCCTGCAACTAAATTTACTCCCGCAAAATCAACGTATACTATTGAGTCTGTAACAGTTGTAGCTATATTGTTGTCAATATAATAAGCTTGGTTATCACCAAGTGTATGTGTTAAAGTTTCCAACCCCACCTCCTCACTAGATAGCGTGGTTATGTACTCAAGCTTTAATGCATCGTCGTTTAAGTCTATTAGCTTATAGTCCTCTAAATAGTTACCATAGAACAGTCTATTACCCATAAGCGTCTGTGCCTGAGCAAGACGTGGAACGTTGTCATAAAGTCTTAGTATCTCAGACTCGGGAAGTATTGTGAAAATCTTACTATTGGTAAACACGTATGACTCATCCGCATCATTAGAAAGACCTAAGACATCCTTATCTAATTCCTCTATAACCTTTATTACTGAAGAGTTCATGTCCTTAAACAACAGCTCTATTGATTTAACTAATTCTCCGCCTGTATTGAAAACAATCTCACACTGATTAGTGGTGTTCAGCATACCCTCATTTAAAGCCGTAGCAATGTCATAGTTGAATGTACCCGGCAAGAATGTTGGTGCTGAAAACTGAGAGGTTGCAGAGTACTCGTTGTCACTGTACCTGTACCTGTAAGCAAATGATATAAACCTATCTTCCAAGAAGTTGTCCTCTGAACTTGTAGTTAGTGGAGTAATCTGTGGTGAGTTTATTGGTGGCTTCTTGATTACAAGTATAGCCTCTTCCTCAAATCCGTCTACTCCTGATGAAGGATTCCCATAACTAGTATTAACGTTTATGCGTCGTGGTGCGTTGTAGTTGTCTGTAAAGAATAGTAAATCCTCAATTTTGTTCACACCCGTTATCAAGTACTTGTTGTTAAAGTTTAGCGTGGTGTTAACACCTCCCCCATCATCAACAGATATTACGTGATAAGTTGTTATGCTTGTGTTGGTGTTGTATGATACTATCAGGTCTAACTTCCCTGTAGAAGATGGAGTAAAGTTTGAGTCGTGTACAAACCAATACAGCGTCTCATTAGCACCATCATCGAATGCACCGATACACCTTGCATCGTCACTCAATTCAGTTCCATCATACTGCAAGTTGGTTAACACTATATTCCCCTTAGTGTTTTCAATCACACCTATCTCAGAGCCTTCACTAGAACCCATACGGGCATTCAATGCGTCGATGTACTCACCGTTTGGAACGATTCGTTCATCAACCATTTTATTCATCTTGCCCTTAATAAAATTTCTTGTTACGTTTGCCATATTATTTAAGCCACTTATCTTGTCCTCTTAAAGTTTGTAAAAGTCTACCCGGATGTATGTTACTGATTCTTATCTTAGCATTCCTTAGCAAAGCACCCCTTCTTTTTCTAGCCCTGTTTACGACATACTCTTGTACATTAAGCTTTGAGTTTAGTATAGTGTACTCAATAGCAGCATAAACATAATCCTCAAATAGTTTATTTACAGAAACCTTAGAGTCGTCACCGTTCTCCATACCGTCAGACACATACTCAAGTATAACTAAATTATCTTTAATGCTTGAGCTAAAGTTTATTACGCCTGAATTTTTATCAATAGTGAACGTAGGATTAGCGTTTGCTGTCTCAGTGTTCAGACCAAACCTTGCACCTATAGCAAAGTCAAAGTACCAACACCCGTCAACATTGTATCCCGGCATCCCATTAAACTGAGAATTATTTTGGTCTAGGTAAACGCTTTTCTTTGTTCCTATAATTCTATCGTAGTCTATGTTAGAGAACTCAGGTCTGAGTATGTTACCGTCAACATCAAAGAGTATGTTACCCGTGTTGTCCTGAAGGTAAGCATTAGCCGTTTGAGTTTGAAAGTTTTCTGTCAGTGGGTAAAGCACACCGTCCTTGTACATAGATACCCTAACCCAATTGACATAATCAGGAGGCAATACGTACCTAAGGGATTCGTTTACATTAAGTTCTAAGACTTTTATTTCCTTGAACGCATCGTAGTTTAATTCCTGTATCGCACGCTTGGCGTGAAACAAAACCTTAAACCTCTCCTCGTTGTTTACTAAACTATGGTTGCCTGTGTACATCAACATGAAGTTATTAACTATGTCGTATAGGGATACGTATTGATACGAACCCCAATTTGCATCCTCAGGTGATAGACCATTATTTTCGTAGTACTGATATTCTGATATATATGCCATTATGCTTCTTCTTGATTATTTTGAGTTTCTTCCGTTTGTGCAAAATTATAAATCTCTGTCTCCCTAATAGACACCCCTGCGTACTGAAGTATTTTCATTACCAAGTCAGCCTCTGAATCTAATGCTAACTCAAAATCTTGGTAGTCAGCGTTAGACGCATCAAACGAAGGCTCACCATTAGTTAATGATATAAATGTCCAATTAGGGTCTTTAGGGTATCGTATATACTGAGACACTACCTGACCAATGGAATCTACCGTGTCAGGGTATACATCCAATGATACACTCTCTGTTGTGTATGCAGGAAACAAAATGCTTGGGCTTATTAATGTAGAGTTGTTAAGCATAGTAATCTTACTATGAGTTACCTTCTCAGCCTCATTCAACTGTGTTCCCTTCTTATATATTGCATAGTCCTGTGGTGCTGCATTAAAGGAAGTTCCCGTAACCGTAAGCTCAGTGTCTGAGTTTACAACCGTAACAGTAAGGTATTGAACGCCACCATTCTCTACCGCCACAATATCACCAACACTAACCGTTGATGTAAACGTAGCCGATGTGTCAATAACCTGATTCCCTCCAACTACATTAGATGTAGTAGTACCCTCGGTTAAAACTTCTTTATATACCAATACCTTATTTATAAGGTAGTAGTCGCTACCTGTTGTCGTAGGTGATGGTGTAAAGTACTTGCCTCCCACCTGATTGATTAAACCCTTTGTCTCTGAAAAAAGATTTAAATCCTCCTCTATTCCCTTTGTAATGTCTGCATAACCTGTACCTGACGTTCTAGCATTCTCTTTGTTTATCTGATAGTTGTATGCATAGAAATAACTCTCAAACAAGTCTAACTGTGCCTGCTTTGCAAACAGGTTGAAGTCAGATGGTGAAAGGTATCCGTAATTATTTTTATTAAGGACAGACAGAACTGTATTTCTAACTGTATTTATCATCGTGAATCTTTTCACAAAGATAAGTAAAAAAAAAAGGTGTCTGAAAACAGACACCCTTCCTTATAAAATTATACTTGACATTATCCCTCTAGTATACTCTCAAGCATTTTTAATGACTCAATACCTTCATCGCTTGTAAAGAATGATGCCACCATAAAGTACGGGTCTTCTCCGTAAGGTACGACAAGCATTCTCTTTTTATTAGACTTAGTACTAAACCAAACCTCTTTTTTATTCTTCCTGAACGTAAGCAACCCCTCGTCAAAGAATAAATGTATCTTAGCCTGAAGTTTTAGCATAGGGTCATTGAGTACGTTAAGAAACTCTCTAGGTTCTTTTCTAGCAAAAACCAATACATCTCTCTTCAACTCTGCTGTTGAAACCTTTGACACATCCGTTCCAAATAGAACTCTAGAAATACTTTCAAGCATATCAATCTCAAGACCTCTTGCCGCTATTAGTGCATCAACCTCTTCATTTAAGTTGTCAATATCTTTTGTGGCATCCTGCTCCTTGTTTACCTCAACAAACTTTTTACCATTGAAAGGGTGGTAGTGTAAAAATTCTTGTAGTACAGGGTTTGTTCTTTCAACCCTTAGCATGCCATCAATAAAAATAACGGGGTCTAGAATAGCATTCCCATCCTGCTCATCCTCGAAGGGACTCTTTTGATTTCTAGCATAACGTAATGCACGGTTTAAATTCTTACTTTCATCAAAGTACATTAAAGGAAATCTTCTTGAATTTCTTGTTGGCAGCGTGTAAGATAAAGGTGCTGCATTCCTTGTTAGTTTGTAGACCTTGTCTACTATTGTTACTGTCTTTTTCATAATTAAATATTATTAGATTTAAAAAAAAAAGAGTGTGTCCCTAGAGACACACTCCTATTAAAATACATCTTACTCAGAGAATAAGAAGAAGTTGTTAGCACCTAGTGTACATACAGCTCTTTCTGAAAGGAAGTGTACTTCCATTGCATCAAGAGAGCTTGTCATAGCACCACCTGCTGAACCTGTAATCCACGTTTTGTAACGTCTATCTTCAGTTTCTGAAGCTCTGTAACGAACGTGTAAGAAAGGACGTTTAGCATTCTTTCCTAAGATTTGGTCATACACAGACGTTGAACCTGCAGGTACTAAGAGTCCATTAACTCTACCTGAACCTGCTGCACCTGACATATCGCCACGCATAGTTACATCGTTTAAGTATTTCCAATCAGACTTATAGAAGTCATAACCTCTTCGGAATCCGGTGAATCCTAAGTTTAAAGCCATGTCTTTGTCGTTGTCAAACAAACCATCAATCCTGCCAACATATCGTCAATACCGAAAGAAAAATCTCGGTCAACAAACAATACGTTTTCTTCGATAGCACCCTGCTTATCTAGTCGAGAAACAATAGTATCAAACTCAGGAAGAGTTTCAGGGTATCCACCACCCCATACGTTTCCTCGGTTTTCTACTACAAAGAATACTCCTTCAGAACCTTTGTTTCCAACATTTCCACCTGCTGCAATAGCACCTGAACCTGCTTCAGCAGGAACTGCTTCAATCATTGCAGTCTCAAGATAGTCGTCAAAACGCAATCTTGTTTCGTGCTCAGACTTCAAATACCAAAGGTATCCACTTGCACCATTCTCTGTTGTTACTTCAATCCATCCAATCTGAGCCATATCAGAACCTGACACTGCGTACTTATCTTTAATGATAATTGGAGAGTTTTCGAAGATTAAGTCGTCAGACTCTAAAGAACCTTCCATTCCCACTGTCCCTTTCTTAAACTCAGAACCGTAGATAAATACGCTTAATATCTGACCTAAAGCAGGAACTTGTCCACCTGCCTCATAGTAAGCCACATCAAAAGTTGCTGCTCCTGTATTAACAGCTGTAACGATAGCTTTGTTTGAGCCCGTACCTGCGTTGTCAGAAATCATAACCGTCTGACCTACACGTACTGCGATGCTTCCCGTTCCCGGTACTAATGTATCCGCCACAGTAATAGTAGCAGTATCTGCTGCTGCTGCTGCACCTGAAGTACAGTTTACATACTTAGTATGTAGTCGTCCTTGTTCAGCCCATTTAATAAGGTCTGAGTTTGACGGCATTTCCGCTCCTACCATTCTTAGGAATGATGAGATTGTACGATTGCCGTAT